CGCCGCCGCAACCTGTCGCGGTCCAGCAGTCCAACGCCAGCCAGGCCCTGCGCGCCGTGGAGCTTCTGGCCCTGGAGCAGGCTGCGGTCAAAGCCATCACGGCACTGATCCGCCTGCGGCTCGTCGCGGTGCAGCGTTCTGCGACGCGGGCGTGGATCGGCGCGTTCGGTGCCCTGGACAGTCCCGGCGACCCGATCAGGACGGCGACGATCGTCGCGCAGGTCCGCGGCGAACTGGCGCAGGTCAACGTCTCGGCGTCCGGGCCGCTCGCGGACTACGCGCAGCGGGCGCTGGAACTCGGCGTCCGGCAGGCCGTGGCCGAGGTCAATGCGCCTCGTTCGGCTGGCGTGATTCCTGCTCGCGCCTCGGCGGTGACGGCCATCGTCACCGGCGCGGCCGTGGACGCCCCGACCGCGCGCATCGTCGCAGGGCTCGATCAGGGCATCGCCGCTGCGATCGGCGACGCCGAAGCGGCAGTCGGGAAGATCTCCGGCGACAGCTTTGCCGAATTGGACGCCGCTCTCGGAAAGGCGCACCGTGCCGTACCGAATGCGGCGGCGGCGATCGTGACCGCGATCAACGGGGCGGCGAACGCCGGGAAGCGGGCCGTCGCCGACGAGCTCGGGGCGGAACTGCTTTGGCTGGCATCGCCAGACTGCTGTACGACGTGCGCCGGATTTGCCGGACGCACTACCTCGCCAGGTCAGCCCTTCGACATGAAGCTCGCGTCTACCTTCACGGACAAGCCAAGGATTTGGCCGCCGGGGCCGGTCGAGCAGCCCCCAATCCATCCGCACGACCGCTGCGAAATTGTGCCCTACCTGGGCGCGGAGCCCGGCGCCACCGGCCCGTCGCTGCCGGAAGCACTCCAGCGCGAAGCCCGCCGGGCGATCCTCAAGGGCTGGTCGCTGCCCAGCGAATCAGGGCCCGAACGCATCCGGGCCGCGCAGAAGGCGCTGGCCCGGAACCCGGTCGCGCCTGCGTCGGTGAAGGCCTATGCCCGCCGCGCCGTGAAAGCCGGCCGCTTCCCCACCCGCAACGTCCCGCACCGCGCGGCACCTGTACGCAGGGCCGCCAAGACCAAGCACTGACAACAACGAGAACGGAAGGCACGCGCATGACGCTCGGGAACAGCGACCGCCCATGGACGGTCATCGGCTACCGCAAGGACGGCCGCCCCATCCACCTGCTGGCCGGCGGATCCGGCGAGGACGAGGACGACACCGGCCTGGACCTCGGCGCCGACGACACAGAAGAGGATGCGGAGGAGGAGCCCGACGAGGTCGAGACCGACGAGACAGAAGCCGAGGAGGAGAAGCCCAAGCCGAAGCCGCAGCCCAAGCCGGCAGCGAAGGGCCCGACCGAGGCCGACCTGACCCGCGTCACCGGGGCGCTGGAGAAGGAGCGGGCCGCAGCGAAGACCGCGCGGGCCACGGTCCGGGAACTCCAGGCGGAGCTGCGGACGGCGAAGAAGGCCGCCGAGCCCAAGACGGGCGACGACGAGGTCGTCGTGAAGGCCGTTGAGGAGGCCCGCGCCGAGGCGGAGTCCCGGTTCAAGCCGATGATCGTGGGCAAGGCCGCCCGTCTCGGGCTCGTTGCTGCGGGCCTGGCGCCGGACACCTCGGAGGACCGAATGAAGCGGCTCCTGAAGATGATCGACATGTCGGACGTGGATCTCGACGAGGACGGGGAGGTGTCGGGCCTGGAGGACCAGATCGACCAGATCAAGGAGTCCCTTCCGGAGTTGTTCCGCAAGCCCGAGCCTGAGCCCGTGCCGAAGGTTCGTGCGCCAAAGATCGACGCGGCCGATCGCAAGAACCAACAGCCCAAGCCGAAAACCACCGGCGAAATTCATGCGGCACAGGTCCACGCGCTCGGAAGCATGTGACGCACCGCCGCGGGCACTGACTAACGCCGGGCCCGCGGCGTACTCTCCGTTCCAAGGCCGTGATCGTGACGACGCGGCCCAGCAAGAAGCCGGTGATCGGTCAGCACTCCGGCCCGCGTGCCCGTGATGGGGCGCAGGTGACACCCAGACACCCCCATCACAGACAGGGCACCCACGTGTCGCTCCGCAGCAAGCTCCTGTTCGATCCCCGCGTCCAGGACGTCGACCCCGGCGACGTCATCGGCTGGAAGCGCGACGGCTCTCCGATCCTGTCCGCAGGCGGCGGCGCGCGCGACACCTTCGAGAAGTGGATTCCCGAAGAATTCGGCAGCGACGTCATCCAGAAGGTCAACCAGATCTCCGCGATCGAGACCTACGCGCAGCGCATCCCGATGAAGTCCCAGACCCGGTCCACCCCGCGGTCCGGCGGCGTGTCCGTGGACATCGTCGCCAAGGGCGGCACCTACGGCGAGGACGTCACCGCCAACGACGACGTGGTCCTGTCGGTGCAGAAGTTCGGCCGCGCGGTCCGCGTCGCCGAGGAGGACATCGACGACTCCCTGGCCGACATCCTCAACGCCAAGATGAAGGACTGGGGCACCGCCTACGCGAAGGGTCTGGACAACGCCTGCCTCGGCGTGACCGCGTCGAAGTCGACCACCACGTGCGCGTTCGACTCGCTGTACTACGTGCTGACGCAGACCGACAGCAACACCGGCTACACCGCGAACTCCAACATCACGCAGTCCGGGACTGGCGGCACCACCTACGACAACCTGTCGACGGCGGCCGGGATCATGGAGGCCGGCGACTACTGGGACGACGACGCGGCCCTGTGGATCTGCCACCCGACGTACAAGAAGAAGCTCCGCGGCGTCAAGGACGGCAACGGCCGCCCCATCTTCAACGAGTCGTCCAACGGCACGGCCGGCGGCGGCCAGAACGTGCCGGACTTCATCATGGGCTACCCGGTGAAGTGGAGCCTCGGCGCGAAGACCTCGGCGGCTCCCACCAGCAAGCCGACCGGCAACCCGCTGGCGATCCTGTGCAACCCGATGTACATGCTGCTCGGGATCCGCTCGGGTCCGGAGTCGGTGTTCATCGACGGACGCTCCGGCCTCAGTGCCCTGACTGACGAGTCGATCCTCAAGATGCGCGCCCGGCGGGCGTTCGTCCCCGGCGTCGAACAGGCGTTCAGTATTTTTGAGGACAATTCGGGCAGTTGAGCCGACCGGCGCCTGACAGCCGGTCCGAGGTGGGTGCGGGGGGTCCCGAGCCTGCGCACCCACCACCCACGAACCCTACGGAGAACCCGATGGCCGACGACGACCTCCAGATGGAACCCAACGAGCCCGATTTGCCGGTGCAGCCGGTCACGGTGCAGCATCCTGCGCTCGGCGGCGACGTCCAGGGCGAGATCGACCACCGCACCGCCGACCGGGCCGACGAGCCGGGCCGGTTCTCCCGCGTCTTCCACCTCGGCGGACTCGGATACGGCCGGCACGACCACCCCGTGCATCTGGCGAACGCCTCGGAGACTCTCGGCGACGCGATCCGGCGCGGCCTGCACCCCAAGGGCGACGTGCACCTCGTGGACGCCTCGGAGGTCGACGAGCCGCGTGAGAAGTACACGTCCCTGACCTACGCGGTGGATGTGGTTCCGGCGGTCATCGACCACGACGCCGCCTCCACCGTGACCCCGCACGACATTGCGGCCCGCGCAGCAGGGGAGGGCTGATGGCCGCGTCCAAGGGCGGGAAGTCGAAGGCGTCGAGCTTGCCGAAGGCGGTCAACGCCAAGCGGAACACCAAGGCGGGCCGGGCCGCGATGTCGCCGGCGAACTTCGCGTTGCCCGGGAAGCAATATCGGATCGACGACAAGGCTCACGCGAAGAACGCGCTGGCGAGGGTCGCTGCCAATGGAACGCCTGCGCAGAAGGCGCAAGTTCAGCGCGCCGTCAAGGCGAAGTTCCCGTCGATCAACGTCACCGGCCTGAAGAAGACCGGCTGAGATGGCCACTCTCTCCTGGGCTCAGGCATCTGATGTCGCCGCGTTCACCGGCGTCACGGTGACGGACGCCCAGGTGATGCAGGCCCAGGCGTTCATGGATATGTTCTCGGCCCGCACCTACGAGGCGGTCGCCCGTATCGGGTCCCGCGATCTGTACTGGCTGAAGCTGGCCACGTCGTATCAGGCCGTGTGGATGCTGTCGCAGCCGGACCTGTACTCGCGCCTGGACTTCGCGACGATCACCCAAGGCGGCCGTCCGGTGCAGCTGAAGGACGACTCGCTGCGGATCTCGCCGCTCGCGCAGAAGGCGCTGAAGCGGTGCTCGTGGATGCGGTCGCGGTCGCTGCACGTCAGGTCTCCGTTCGTTGACGGGCTCAGCCCGATCTCCTCGAATCCGGACAGCGCGGGCAACGACTTTTATGAAACCTGGAGCGGCATGTGATCAAGACATGCGTTCCCGATGGGCGGTGGTGACGATCTACGCGATTGCCACGACCACCGTTTCGATCCTGCGCGGCACCACCGTCGATCCCGTGTACGGCGACACCGCCGCCACGGCGACGGTCGTCGCATCCGGAGTCGTCGCCTCGATCATCGAGGACAAGACCGCGAAGACCACCACCCCCGGCAACCCGGCGCCGCGCATCACCCGCGCCTATGACGGGATCCTCGGCTCGGCGGTGGACGTCACCGACCGGGACCGGCTCAAGGACGAGCGCACCGGCCAGATCTACGTGATCCTCTCCGTGTCGCAGCAGGCACTGCCCGGCATCACCTCCGACCAGTCCCTCGAACTGCGCAGGGCCACCTGATGGCGCGCGTGCGGATGGTCGCCGGATGGTCCAGGCAGCTCGACGGCAACGTCAGGGAGCTGCTGGAGACCCACTACGGCCCGGCGATCGTCGAGGACGCGCAGGCCGCATGCCCGGTCGACACCGGGAAGCTGAAGGCATCCATCCACCAGGTGATGCGCGACGACGGCATGGCCGTGCAGATCCACGCCGACGCCAAGGCCGAGGGCCGTGACGGTGCGGAGTTGGACTACACCTACGCCGGCTACGTCGAAGAGGGCACCCGGCATATGGCGCCCCAGGCCTTCCTTCGCCCGGCGCTTTGGCGGCAGCGGTCATGACGCATCCGATCTGGAACAGGCACCCGGGCGTGCGCGGCGAGAACCAGCTGACGCTGGGCGAGCGCGCGGCGGACCGCATGCGCAATGGCATGGGGTCGTGGCCGTTCGTCTTCGGGGCGCTCGGATTCCTGGCCGCATGGATGGTCCTCAACGCCGTACTGGGCGGCGGAGCGTATGACAAGTACCCGTACATCCTGCTGAACCTGGTGCTGTCCTGCGTGGCCGCGCTCCAGGGCGCGATCCTGCTGATCGCGGCCAAGCGGTCGGATCAGATCTCCGCCGAACTCGCGCAGCACGACCTGGACACGGACGTTGCCGCGCGGGAACTCCTCGACACTCTCGCCGCGGACTTCGCGATCCTGCGTTCGCAGCACGCCGATCAGACCGTGGTGCTCGCCGCGATCCAGGCGTCGCTGGCAGTGAAGCAGTCCGCGCCTGCCCGTAGGGGCGGTGCGCGGTGACGGTTCTCCAGCACGCCACGACGCCTCTGGTCACGGTCGCGTGGCTGGCGTCCCTGCCCGGGTTCTCCTCGGCGATGGTCGGCGGGGTCCTGCCGCGCCCGGACGACAGCGGCGTGCTGCCGTGGGCGACGACGGGTTTCGTGCAGGCCACCATCCCGGTCGGGGGCGGCACGGACATGTACGTGCCGCTGAACTCCCCGGTGATGCAGATCGACTGCTGGGCGGCGCAGTCCAACTCCGACCTGCCGCCGTATGCGAAGGCCAACGCCCTCGCGGAGACGATCCGCTGGGCGTGCCTCGGCGACACCGGCATGCAGGGTGCGCTGACGCTGCGGGACGGCTACGCCCAGGCCCGGGTGAAGTCGGCGTACCTGGTGAGCGAGCCGAAGCCGGTGTACGGCGACGAGGCCGACTTCGCGAGGTACCTGATCAATTTGGCTCTGACCTGGTGTGAGGTGACGACTTCGTGAAGCGCTACGCCGTCGTCGGGCCCGCGTCCGGCGAACTCCTCAGCCTCAACGGCCTGATCCTCGTGCACGCCGACCAGGCCGAGTTGGAGTTCCTCCTCGCCGACCAGCGCGTCGTCGAGGTCCCGGCGCACGTCCCCGAGGCGCAGACCATGCCGTGGTCGCAGCACCCGCAGATGTCCGCCGTCCGGTGGCCGCTGAAGCGCGAGGAGTTCCGTTGAGGACCGTCTACACGACCATGCAGCCCGCCATGCCGATCGAGGTCGACGCCGCCGAGTACGCCGACCTCTCACGGCAGGGACTGCTCATGCCCGGCAGCGCCGGCGCGGTGCCTGCCGGCGGCGGAGGACCTGTGGGTGCGCAGGCCGACATGCACATCGACCAGCCGTCGCAGGAACCGGTGTCCGGTACCGGAGACGCGGCCCAGTTTGACCAGCCATCGCTCGCCGACCCGGCCGAGCCCGACCACCAGGAGAACCCGGCATGAGCGTCACCACGACGAACCTCGTCGAAGGGCCGGGAAAGCTCTTCTCCGGCGCTTTCGGCGCCACGGAGCCGCTGGACACGGCCGTGAACGCAACCCCGCAGGCCTCCGCCTGGACCGACGTCGGCGGCACCACGGGCGGCCTGACCCTGGAGGTCAACCAGACGTACACGGAGCTGGAGGTCGACCAGATCGTCGACTCGGTCGGGCGGCGCCTGACCAAGCGGGAGATCACGGTGTCGACGTCGATGGCGGAGCCGACGCTGGCGAACCTGTCGATGATCCTCAACGGCGGTACGTCGGCGTCCGGATCCGGGTGGGCGTCCTATGACCCGCTGACGACGACGTCCGCGACGCAGCCGAACTACGTGGCGCTGATCATGGACGGCTGGGCTCCGGGCGGGGCGTTCACCCGGCGGGCCATCATCCGCAAGTGCCTGTCCACGGCGAAGGTCGACCACCTGTACGCCAAGGACAAGCAGACGGTTTTCGCCGTGTCGTTCAACGCGCACTACGTGTCCTCGGCGATCACGCCGATCCACTGGGTCGACCAGACGTCCTGACCCCTCATTTGTACCGGGCGCGCGGATCCTGCCGTCGCGCCCGTCCTCGGGAAGGCAAGTCCATGGCAGCAACGACGGCCCGCAAGTCTGCGGCCAAGAAGACGACCGCGCCGCGTGTGCCGCGCGTGGTGAAGCCGCGTCCGGCAGTGGTCGCCGAGGCTGAACAGCCGGCCGTCGGGGGGATCGTGCTGGACGCGGACCGTCCCGTCGCCCCGGTTGACGTCTTCGAGATCTTCGCGATCGGCGACAAGCGGTACTACGCCCCTGCCCGGCCGCACGCGCGGGTCGAGCTGACCTATCTGTACAAGACCCGCTACGAGGGCCCGGATGCGGCCAACGGCTATCTGCTGGAGGAGCTCGTCGGTCACGAGGGCTACGTGGCGCTCATGGGGTACGAGGCGCTGACCGCCGACGACCTGGACCGGATTTTCGGGCTGCTGCGGGAAGCGCTCCAAGGCGCGGCGGCGGCGATGAACGGCCCAAAAGGAAAGCTGAGGATCGCCTAGAAGCAGCCGGGTGGGTGCTGGACGTGATCGGCGACATCGAGTCGGATCTGTCGGTTTTCCACCGGGTCGACGACATGTGGTCGATGGATGTCGCAAGGTTCTGGCTCCTGGCCCCGAGGCTTCCGGCCTACGCGGGTGCGGTGGCCGCCCGGATGAACGCTCAACGACAGGAAGGGACGGCACCGCCGATGGCCGCTCGCCCCGCGCCGACGCCGGTTTCTTCGGCGCGCCCTGGCGTGCGGGTGGTCGGGGCCACGGCTGCGGAGCTCGGGCTGTCTGACATCGGCGACCTGTTCTCGCACGGGGTGTCCGGTGGCTGACGACGGGCTCAAGATCGGCTCTGCGTATGTGGAGCTGGAGGCCGACGCCACGGGCCTGGAGGCGGACGCCAAGGCGAAGGTCGAGGCGGCGACCGCCGATGTGAAGGCCCCGGTCCGGCTTCAGATCAACGAGGACGGGTTCCGGGAGGAGATAGCGGCAGCGGCCCGGGGCGCGGGCGCGGGCGAAGAGGTGAAGGTCGAACTCGGCGTGGACGGCGAGCACCTTCGCGAGGAGGTCAAGGCCGAAGTCGATGCGGCTGGCGCGGGCGAGGACGTCAAGATCCGGGTCGATGTGGACGCGGGCGACTCGGTCGAGAAACTCGCAGCCGTAGACGAGGCCGCACGGCATGCCGACAGCTCGGGCAACGGCCTGACCCAGGATGCCGCCGGCCGATGGCGCAACGCCCTCGGGCAGTTCGCTACCGACGCGGAGAAGGCGGCGGCGGGGATCGACGACGTCGGGACGTCAGCGGACGGTGCCGGGCGGAAAGTTGACGACGCCGGGAACAAGACCGCCACGGCGGGCAGCAAGGCGAGCAGTTCCAGCGGCGGGTTCCTCGGCCTGTCCGGCAGCCTGTGGGCGCTGGTCGGCGCGGCCGGGGCCGTGGGTCCGGCACTGGCGGCGCTGCCCGCCGCGATGGCCGGCCTCGGCGGGGTGATGGGCACGCTGGGCCTGGGGTTCTCCGGCGTCATCGGGGCGATGAAGGACTACGGGGCGCAGTCCACGGCCACCGGGCAGTCATCGGCGTCGCTGGCGGCGACGGCGTTCTCCAACGCCATGGCGATCCGCTCGGCCGAGCAGGCGATCACCGACGCGAAGAGGACCGCTGCGCAGGCCCAGGTGGCGTCCGCCGCGCAGGTGGCCTCCGCCCAGCAGGCACTGGTGGACGCCGAACGGCAGGCACAGACCGCCACACAATCCTCCGCCGACGCGATCGTGTCCGCACAGCAGCGGGTCGAGCAGGCCACGTACTCCCTGGCGCAGTCGCAGCAGTCCGAGACCAACGCCCTGTACACCCAGCAGCAGGCGCAGCAGGCGCTGACGCAGGCCCAGTCCGACGCGGCGAACACCATCGCGGACCTGAACAACTCCGCTGCCGACGCCTCCAACGGCGTGGCCGACGCCTCCAACGGCGTGGCCGGCGCACAGCAGGCCCTGACCGCCGTGATGGCGAACTCCCTGTCCACCCTCCAGCAGAAGAAAGACGCCCAGCAGGCGCTGACCGACGCCGAGCAGCGCCTCACCGACGCCCAGCAGCATTCCCTGGAGGCCACCCAGGCGGCGAACAAGGCCAACGCCGAGGGCGTGGACGGCCTTCCCAGTGTCGTCAACGCCCAGCACGCGGTACAGACCGCCGCCGAGGGCCTGGCTGCGGCGCAGCACGGCGTCACCACGGCGCTGCAGGGGCAGGCCGACGCCCAGCACGCGCTGATGCTGGCGCAGCAGGCGCAGGCGAACCAGCAGATCGCGTCGGCGGAGTCCATCGCCAAGGCGCAGCAGGCGGTGGACACGGCCGTTCGGAACTCCGCGCAGCAGCAGGTGGCGTCGGCCGAGGCGGTGCAGAAGGCGGTGCAGGCGCTGGCGGACACCCAGACGCAGCAGTCGCTGGCCGCTGCCGCTGCGGCGTCGAGTGCGGGCGGCGCTGCGAACAAGTTCGCGGCCGACATGGCGAAGCTCACCCAGCCTGGCCGGGACTTCGTCAACCAGCTGATCGGCATGAAGTCGGGCCTGCACGAGTTGTCGGCGACGGCGCAGACGACGATGCTGCCGGGGTTCACGCAGATGCTGAAGGATCTTCAGCCGATGCTGGGCCCGTTCAACACGGCAGTGGGGGCGATGGGCACGGTGCTGGGCGGGCTGGCGAAGCAGGCGGGCGCCCTGTTCCAGGACCCCGCGTTCCGGGATGCGCTGGTCACGGTGCTGCAGCAGGGCGTGACGCTGGTGCAGCAGTTCGGTTCGGGGTTCATCTCCATGTTCTCCGGGCTGACGCAGGCGGCTGCGAACGCCGGGCCGATCGTGGCCGGGATCGGGCAGGGCTTCCATGATCTGATGGCCTCCGGGATCCCGGCGTTCTTCACCGGACTGACCGTGAACGCGTCCGGCGCGGGGCAGACCCTGTCCGGGATCCTGGGTATTGTCTCGAACCTCCTCGGGCCGCTGGGCACGCTGATCGGTGCCTTCTCCGGCGCACTGGGCCCCGCCCTGGTCACTCTCGCTCCGGCGCTCGGGACGATCGCGACGAGCCTGGTGCAGGGACTGCTGCCGGTGATGGGTCCGCTGTCGGACGGCTTGCAGCACATCGCCAAGTTCATCGCCGACAACACCGACGTGATGACGCCGCTGGTCGGGATCATCCTCGGCGCGGTCGCGGCCGTGAAGCTGTGGAACACCGTGACAGGGCTGGCGGAGACCGTCACGAAGGCGTGGACGGCCGCGACGAAGCTGTTCACTGCCGAGGGCATCATCGCGCAGGTCGCGACGAAGGCGTGGTCGGTGATCCAGGCCGCGTTCAACCTGGTCATGGACGCCAACCCGATCATGCTGGTGGTGTTGGCGATCGCCGGGCTCGCGGCGGGCGTCGTGGAGGCGTACCAGCATTTCGGCTGGTTCCGCGACGCGGTGAAGGACGCGTTCGGGACCCTGAAGCAGTGGTTCACCGTCGACATCCCCAACTTCTTCGGGTCCTTCCTCGGCTTCGTCAAGACGTGGTGGCCGGAACTCCTGGCGCCGTTCACCCTGGGAATCTCGGAGATAGTGGCGCACTGGGACACGATCAAGCAGTGGTTCACCGTCGACATCCCCAACTTCTTCGCCGGGCTGCTGAACTTCGTCGAGCAGTGGTGGCCGGAGCTGCTTGCACCCTTCACCCTCGGGATCTCGGAGATCATCGGGCACTGGGGCGATATCGAGTCCGCGACCAGCTACGCCTGGGGCCTGGTCAAGTCGTACATCATCACCCCGATCCTCGACGCCTACAACTGGGTCAGCCAGAAGATCGGCGACCTGGTCGGCATCTTCAGGGGAGTCCCCGACAAGATCAGCAACCTGTGGGACGGGGTGTTCGACGGGCTGAAGAACGCCTGGAGCGGCGTCATCGACTGGGTCAAGCGGACATGGAACGACACCGTCGGAGGATTCGGCTTCAGCATCCCGTCCTGGGTTCCCGGCATCGGCGGGGAGTCCTGGACGGTTCCCAAGCTGGCCAAGGGCGGCACCCTCACCTCCGGCGGGTTCGTCGATGTCGGCGACCAGGACCGGGAGAGGATCTTCCTGCCGCAGGGCGCGACCGTGGTGCCGCTCGACAGCGCAGCCCGCGCGGCAGCAGCCGGCACGGGAAGCGCCACCGGCGGCTCCGGCGGCGGCGTCCACATCGACAGCCTCACCGTCAACGTCCCCATGCAGGGATTCGCCGACTTCACCAACCCCAACGCCATGGACACGAACGCCCGACGCATGGCCAAGCAGATCCGCGACGCCATCAAGCAGGTAGAGGGGTCCTACGCGTGACCTTCGGAACCATCGCCATCGGGCGGCTGTCCCTCGTGGAGCTCCCCGCCAATCCCGCGACATCTGCCAGCCAGCCGGCGACCGCCGGGGCCGCGCCGCGCACCCTGTCCCTGTCCGGGCAGGAGTCGTTCCCCGCCGCGACCACCACCACGCTCGTAGCGCTCCAGGCCAGACACGCAGACATCCTCGGGCTCACCGGCGCGTTCGTGCCGGTCATCTTCGGCGACAAGACCGACCTGAACGGCTACTACCGGGTGGCGTCGGCCGGGGCCGACGCCATCAACTGGAACGGCGAAACCGCCACCGCCGACTGGACACTCGCCCTGGAACGCGCCGGAGCCGACACCGAAGTCGACGTCGAATCCCGCCTCACCGGCGGCGTGCGCGTCAACAACTTCTCCGCCGTCGGGTCCCGCTGGCACGCCCCGCCCATCGGCCACGACTCCTACTGGTCCGGCACCGGATCCACCCCGTCGGTGGTCACCCGCACCGGCGCGGACGGGGCAATGACCGTGTACCTGGGGCTGCCTACGCCGTGCATCCCCCGCTACGACTGCCCGGTCGGAAGCTACCTGAACGGCCGGACGCGGTTCACCGACACCAACGGCATCGAACGCACCGGGATCTCGTTTCCGACGACCGCCACCGGCTGGACGCTCCACAACGCGCTGGTGCGCGTCACGCCGATCGCCTCCCTCGGGATCCTGTCCGTCGACGCCTGGACCGGCGGCGCGTGGCAGGCAAAGAACTGGGACATCCAGCTAGGCGGCGTCAGCGTCGGCGCCCCGAAAACCGTCAGCCTCCTGCGGAACGAGCCGGAGATCATCGTGCTGCGGCTGCTGTGGTCCCGCAGCCCCGGCCGCGTCACCGCCGACATCACGCTGCGCCGCGGCTCCCGTTTCGCCGAGCTGTACGTCCAGGCCGAGGTCGCCGCGACCCTGAAAATTGTGCGGGGCACCACCGAGATCGGGGCGTCCGGCGGCTCCGGCGCGTATGTCACGGCCAACGCCAACGACGGCGCGGGCAACAGGTACATCGTCGGCTCCGCGCTGACGAACACCGCCGACACCGCCATCGGCGGCATCAGCCGCGCCGCGACCACGACCCTGGACGCGTTCGTGGGTGTCGTCGCGGGCGGCTCCGGGGCCGTCTCGGGAGACCTCGCGGCGGATCTTTTCAACCAATACTGCAGCGCGGCCGCCGAGCTCGTACAGGCAGTACGCCGATGAGGGGGAGTGAGTAAGACGCCCGTCACGAGTACCCTCATGGCCAACGGCGCCTGGTCCGTGCAGCTGTCGCCGCAACTGCCCTCCGAACTCAAGGACGTCCTCGCCGCAGGATTCTTCGGCCACGTCGCCATCGCCACCGGACGCCAGGACCCCCGGGTCGCCGGCGACTCGCTGCTGACCTCGGCCCGGTACGTCGGCGTGGTCAACGGCGCCAATTTCAAGACCGCCACCGGCCCTGTGCTTTCGGGCGAGGGCATGTCGCTGTGGCTGGCCTCGGCCGCAGGCGTCGGCGACGTCCTGGAGACGCCGCTGTCGTTCACCGCCGCGGCCGTCGGAACGGTGGTGGCGGCGCTGCTGCCGACGTCGGTGCACTCCGGGACGATCCATTCCATCGGCGGCGGCACCTACACCGGGGCGTTCGTGTGGAAGAACCGGCGCGACGCGCTGACGAGCTTCTGTCAGCAGGTGTCCACCGGCGCGGGCCCCACGCAGGCGGTGGAGTGGCGCGTCAACGGCGACGCCACCCTGGACTTCGGGCACGTCTCCGACCTGTACGTGACCGCCCCCGCCACCGCGATCGTGGCGCGGGACTCCGGCGTCGACATGAACCTGCGC